CTTTTGCGACCAATGCGGGGGGTGTTAGTGTAACTACCAGTCAAACAAAATTTGGATTAAACGCGGGTCAGACCTCTCAAGGCCCCGACTCTGTCGCTATAGGGAAGGAAGCGGGTCGGTACAATCAAGGCTCCTGGGCCACCGCTATGGGGTACCAAGCGGGTTACGCCAATCAAGGCAATTACGGCGCCATCGCTCTAGGGTACAAAGCGGGTTACTGCAATCAAGACCAATACAGCGCGGCTGTGGGGCGCCAGGCGGGTAGCAACAATCAAGGCAGCCACTCCGTCGCTGTGGGGATCGAATCGGGTCAGTCCAATCAAGGCGACTTTTCCACCGCTGTGGGGTCCAGGGCGGGTCGGTACAATCAAGGCTATGCGTGCGTAGCCATCGGCAACGCCGCGGGGGAGTACAATCAACCGTGGGGTTCAATTGCAGTTGGCGGCATGCGCTTCGCCTCCGGTAATCAGTACGTCATCTATAATAACAGCACCGGTGAGTTGTCCAGAGGTAACAACTACTCAGATGATCGTCTCAAATACAACGAGAAGGTCATTACGGGTGCCATACAGTCCCTGTTCAAATTGAGACCCGAAGAGTATGATAAAAAACCGTCACTCAAGCCGACACACGCGGGACAAAATTGGGCGCATGAATCGGGTCTCATCGCCCAAGAAATCTACTACAGTGCCCCCGAGTTTAGGCACATCGTCCAAGTTCCACAAACGGCTGGGGATGTTGAAAAATATACACCTCCACCCAGCGATGATCCAAACCAAGATCCAGACTATTCAGTGTGGGGTGAGGAGTCCCCATCAGTCAAATATGAACAGTTCGTGCCGTACCTCATTAAGGGTGTTCAAGAGATCGTCACGGAACTCCCTCGGTCCAAGACCACTGTCTCGAATGCGTGGGGACAAAACATCGTGGGTCTCGTCGTGAGTGCGAATGCCAATGCCCACAAGACGAACACGACACCCATCGTCGCCCTCTCGAATGTCTACATGGACAAGAAATGGTACGGGGTTGTGTCCGAGAAGAAGACCGACACGAACGATTACGATACCCTCGTGGATACGAAGGGTGACACCCAAATTTGGGTGACGGACATAGGTGGTCCCCTTGAATCCGGAGACCTCGTGACCACCTCAAATGTGGCACCCGGCTACACACAAAAGCAGGGTGACGACCTTCTCCGAAGCTCCACCGTCGCCAAGGTGACCCAAGACTGTGATTTCACAGAGCCCGCACAGCGACCTATCCGTGTACCCAAGAGGGAACTCTCGAATGTGACATACTACTTGAGAGTGACTGAACAAGATATTAACCTCGATGCGTACGAAAAATTATTTGACACACAACGAAAGATTAAAACGACACCCGTCTATGTAAAGGAAGTCGGTGAGAATGAAGGAGGTGAAGAACAGTTCTTCCACGGAGAAACCCAAGTGAGTGAAGAAAAATACAAAACGCTTCCAGAAGATGAGAGATCCAAGAAATTGATCGTTGAATTGGAAGTTGACGACCACGAAAAACTCAGTGACGAAGAAAAAGCTGAATACACACTTGGTACCAGAGAACGATGGTTCGTCTTGACTACGAGTAAATCTAAATCTCCAATTCCCGAACACGACGAAGAACTCGTTGTCGAAGAACTCGTGGATGTCCTCGATGAAAACGGACAAATCGTATGGGAAGAGACTGCCAATGCGGTACCCGTGTACACCCTCGTAGATCACAGCAGCTACAAGGCGGCGCTTGTCTCGGCGAAGTTGGTCTAAAGTCCCGAGCGACGCAGTGACTCGTACATAAAAAAAGACCTTATCAAACACCAATTTGATAAGATCCAGACTTTGTCAAGCTTAAAAAAAACTCTCGCTATACTATAAAATGTCTGGTGGTATCGCTCAACTCGTGGCCGTCGGTGCTCAGGATGCGCACCTTGTCGGTCAACCTGAAATCAGCTTTTTCCGCTCAACCTACAAGCGACACACAAACTTCTCCCAAACTGTGGAACGCCAAGTGATCCAGGGGAATGTCTCTAATGGGGGTATGTCCACCATTCGCTTTGAACGCAAGGGGGATCTCCTCAGCTATGTGTACCTTGTCCCCAATGACGGCTCCGCGGCCCAGGGATACAGTGCCGCCGACTGGCGCACAAAGATCGATAAGATCGAACTCCTCGTGGGTGGTCAAGTCATTGATGACCAGGACTCCACCTACTCCACCCTCATCGCCCCCGTGCTCTCCGCCACAAACTCTTCCAAGTCCGTCTCGGGTGACCTTTTCGGTGGTGCCAACACTTCTCGATTCTACCCCCTCCGCTTCGCGTTCTGCGAAAACCTCCAAACCGCCCTTCCCCTCATTGCTCTCCAGTACCACGATGTGGAACTTCGCATTACCTGGGGCTCTGCGGCTGACAATTGTAAGTGGGATGTCTATGCCAACTATGTGTACTTGGATACCGAAGAGCGCGAGTTCTTCGCTTCCAAGCCACAAAACATGATCATCACCCAAGTCCAAAAGGCGACCGCCTCCGCGACCAAGATCCAAGAGCTCAACTTCAATCACCCAGTCAAGTACCTCGCTGCGGGTAAGGCTTCGGCGCTCGAGATCCTCAATGACGACAACAAGCTCAAGCTCCAAATCAACGGGACCGATGTCGCGGACTTCAAGTTTGCGGATCCAAACTTCTCCCACGTCCCACTCTACTTCCACACCACGAATGCGGCCAAGCCAGCGACCCTCAAGACACTCTTTGTGTACCCATTCTGCTTGGATGCCGGTAAGTTGCAACCAACTGGTACCCTCAACTTCTCCCGCCTTGATTCGGCTCGCATCGTGAATGACACCCGGGACTGCGATGATGACATCTACGCGGTCAACTACAACATTCTCCGCATTGAGAACGGTATGGGTGGACTTTTATATTCTAACTAATTAATAAAACACATGTGGAACCTAGTTTTCCTTCTCGCCATCGTTTTTGTATTGACGTACGATCCCAAATCCAGGACACTTGAAAAGTATGTTGGTGTGCCAACTCCACCAACTCAAAAGTCCTGTGAACCTACGCATTACGAAGCCGTGCAGTTTGCCCAGAGTCCCTATGAATGCCCTCCCTCAGGCAGGACACACATGGGTGCTCTTACTTAAAAAGAAGAATCGCGTATAGACTATAATGATTCCAATGGACCGTGAAACCCTTATGATGATCGCCACAATTGTGGCGATTGCCGGTGTTGTCTTCCTATTTAAGGAGATGAACAAGGCTAAACAAGATGTTGAAAATCTTAAGAATTTCTCAGCCCACCTCGTGCATCGTCTCAGTGCACCCGAAGCGAAACCTACACCCGAAGCTGAACCAGAAACTGAAAAGGAAGATGCCGAAGAAAATGTGGAAGAATAAACATATTCAGTTATTATAACTTGCGAATGCGCAATGAAAAAATACAAAGCTATAGCGATACCGGTCAGTTTTGCCGATGAAAAGCCTAAATTCCTCACTGTGAGGGATCGGCGTTTTAAGGATTGGATTTTTGTCACAGGGGGGTGCAGACGGCGGGAGATTTTCAACCCCCTTCGCTGCGCTCTTCGTGAACTCGAGGAAGAGACCCGTGGTGTGGTTGCCCTCAAAAACGGTGAGTATACGGAGTTTAAATTTACAGTCAAAGAGAGTCCAACGGTGGATTTGGAATATAATGTTTTCGTCTTTTTTGTAGACTATACCAAACCACAACAACAAACACTCGTAAAGAAGTTTTATGAAGAAAAACAAAAGACAAATCTTAAGAAGATTAATAAACAACCAATAAAGAAAACTTTTGATGAAAATGACTACATGAGTTTTGATACCCTCGAGGAGTTCAATACCCGCAAGCGATGGAAACTCATCGTGGACAATGTCCTCAGAAATCCAGAGTTTTACTCGTGTGTGAGTTCTCTCAATAGAAAAACATTCTCTATTAAGTAGAATGAAGTCAAAGTCTTACATTTTAATGCAGATTGGAGAGCTCCTCAAATCAAACAGAGGTCTCTGTGAAGAAGAAATAGAGGAATGGATTAAGGAGAATGAGGAAAAGAAAGTCTATGAACTCCTCGTCATCAAGAAAGAACTTTCTGAAAGTAGGGAATATAGAGATGTTTCTGTGATGAGGTGGTTTAGAGGTTAGACGCGATACAAAGGTATGTTTAAAAGGTGGTGCAAAGAACAAAAATTTAATAATGCAACCAATCTATCACATGTGCTCATGGACGGAGGAGTCCTTTCCGTGCCATTTGATAAATTGAACGAGTTCCACGAAAAGTATATTCAGGCTATCAAGGCTGGTGAAGAGCTCTTTGTCGTTGAACAAAAGAGTCCCATATACAACTTCTTTGTGGACATTGACTACAAAGATGAAAAAGCGCTCACGATGAATGAGATTCAAGATATCTGTAAAATCATTTGTGATAAAGTCAAACGACACGGTGGTAAGGAGTGTCTCATTTGTGTATCACCTCCCAAAACAGCTGGTGAATATATAAAAACTGGGATACATCTTAACTGGTGTGGATTTCCAGTAAATCAAGAATCGGCACTGGCACTTCGGGAACACATTCTCGTCGATTTGTCTAAAGCAAAGGGATCTATAGATTGGAATGAAATCATTGATTCTTCTGTATATGGATCCATACAGAGAAAAACGAAGGGAAGTGGTCTTCGTATGCCGTGGTCTCACAAAATGGCAAAACATATGCCGTGTGGTGGTCAGGGATGTGAAGGGTGTGGTGACAAAGGTAAAATCGTACAAGTCGCATACCTACCCGTATTTATATATAAATGTGGTCCACTGAGTACACTTTTAAAAATTAGTCACGACCCAGACCCAGAAATACTTAAAATGTCTTCTGTGAGAACTAATTCTATAGAATACAATACAGTTGAACCACCATCCTCCGTTATTAAGGAAGGTTCATTTACGAGCACACAGACTAAGGATGAAGTTCACGATGACGAGGTTCGGGGTCTCATTGAGGACTTTGTACAAACACACATGGATGGGCAGAGTGGTGCTACGATTACAAAACTCTTCAAACACAACGAGACATACCTCGTTTCAACAAACTCCAAATATTGTGAAAATCTCAAGAGACCGCATAGTTCTAATCACATCTGGTTTCATATTAGTGGGTCTGTGATAGCTCAAAAGTGTTTCTGTCGTTGTGAAACAATTCGGGGTCGGCGTGATGGTTTCTGTAAAGACTTCTACGGTCGCAAACACAATCTTCCACAGAAAGTTATTGAAAAGTTGTATCCCAAAAAGGAAGACTTGAAGAAGTGTCCAGAAATCAAAAAGTTTGAGGAGAAGCCTCAGATTAAACAGAGTGATGTGAAGCCACATCTGGAATCATTCATACAAAGATTTATGGCGTGTCCCGAAGATACACATGTTGTGAAAATTACTCGTTTGAAAAAAGACTTTACAGTGTTAACAACATCTTCATATTGTGAGATAATTAGAGGTGATCACGAAGGAGCTGCGATGTCGTATGTTATCAAGAGTGGTAAGATATCTCAAAAATGTCCAGTTTGTAAAAGGACTCCAAAGGGAAGTGTGAGAGTTCACGAACTTAGTGGTAGTGTGAAGCAAGCACTCAAACCACCCGAAAAAAAATAAAGCGCAACAGTAGAAGAATGGCTCTCATTCTCGTTGGTGTGACTGTGTATCTCGCAGTAAAACTCATCAACGATATTGAAATTCCCAAAATAGTACCAGAAACAGATGAATTTCACATGTATTCCGGTGTTCATCCAGAACTATATAAAGAGTATCTTAAGTATAAAAGTGAAGGGCGTCACATAGACGCGCAAAACGCCCTTGAAGAGCTCGCATTGTACGCGGATTTTGACTTTAGAGAAGAAATACAAGAAAAGATACTTAAAAGGCAAGAGTCTTTATTTATTTAAATGGTTCAGACCAGAACACGCTCAGGGAGACAAATAAAGAGGCCAGAACTCTATCAACCAGAAGAAACTGTTCTTGAAGACGATTACGCCCCCGAAGACCACGATTCCGACATTGGGTCGGATATTGATACAGAAGACGAGTACTATTCTGAAGACGACAGCGAAGACGACGACGACGAGGGTAGTTTGAAGGATTTTTTAGTGGACGATGACGAAGAGAGTGAGGAAGAAGACGCTTAAAAAAAACAAGGGATATATTAAAAAATGGAAACTGATATAGGAAATCCAATTGATTATAATCCAGCGACCGATCCATTTAAAGATCAAGGAAAGGATGAAGATAGTACACCAATAAACGATCAAAGTTTACAACAAAATGATCAATACTATTTTCAACCTTCAGAGATGATGTATCCACAACAACAATTTCAGTCATATCCGGAAAGAGTAGATTTTCTAACGGGTGTAGACAAATCCACATGGATTATAGCTTTTGCTGTCTTTTTATTAGGCTTTTTCATGGGGAAAACCATGCAACCAGTGATCCTCAGGTACGCTTGAGTATGGAACAAAGTCACCAATGTCCCCATAATTTGGGATAATCTTCCCTGTAATATCACGATTCATAACCTGCGTTGGATACACTGGCACAATAAACGCATCGCGAGTATCCTCAATAAATCCATGAGCTGTGCTCACCTTCTCGTCTCTCCTACTTTTGTTTTTTGAAGACATACCCTGTTCAAAAAACAAAATAAAGAACGCACTTGTCAAAAGTATGGTCATAAGAATTTTCCACATTTTGCTTTAAAATTAACGAATATTATATTTAGGCTGATGAA